TGGTCGCGCCGCCCAGGGTGTGGATGGCGGTCATGGTGGCGGGGCAGGTGATGGTGACGGTCTTGGTCGTCTTGCCGTCGGCGTCCATGTAGTTGATCTCCAGCTTGACGCGGGTCTTGCGGCCCTCGGCGGGGACGTACTTCTGGGCGTCGATGTAGTCCTGGGCGGTGTCACCGCGCACGCGACGGCCGCTCAGGGTGAAGGTGGGCGCCATGCCGTTCACCTCGTTGTGAGCAAAGCCTTCGCCGCACATGAAGAAGTACTGCTTGGTCTGCTCGTTGATGGCTTCCTCGAGGTTCTCAATGCCAGCGCACAGCACGGCGTAGGTCGGGGACGCGCCGGTGGGCGTGGTATCCACGCTCAGCTTCGTCTTCCAGACGGGATGCAGGGTGGGGGACTGGTTGGTATCAGGCATATTTCAGGCTCCTTTCCGTCAGATGGATGCATCCTGATTGAGCTGCTCGATGCGGCCCAGCAGGTCGCGGCAGGTCTTTTCGGCAGCGGAATACATCTCCGCGCGGATGTTCTCGTTTTCCTTGCCGGCGCGCAGCCAACTGGCGACGGCGGTCAGCTGGTTGGCGATCTTGTCGATTTCATTCATGGTGGTTTCCTCCAAATCAGTAATAGAGCGTGACCGTGAGCGATGATGCAAACAGCCACATGTCGCCCGGCTCTCTGTCGATCAGCTCGGGCATGGTTTCGGTGACGATGTGAGTGATCTGCCAGCCGTCCGCGCAGGGATACACCTCGGCGCGGGACAGGCTGTCATGGATGCTGTGCAGGGTGTTGGAAACCAGCTGCATATCGCGGTGCTTGGCGTTGAGAACCAGGGACAGACAAACCTCGCAGCGCCTGTCCAGGTGGTAAACGGGCGGACTGCCCGAGGAGAGCGCGATGCTGATGCCTGCCTCAGCGCCCAGAGGCCCCCGGCGGATCGGCGCGTACAGGCCGAGCTCCTCCGCCATGCCGATCACGGCGGACACGGCCTGGGTGATGATTGCGTCAGTCATGGCATTACCCTCCGTTGTAGAGCTTCTGGGCGAGCTTCTGCCAGTCCGCCAGGTGGACCGACTTTGCATGGTGCGCCCAGCGCCAGCGCGCCCCGGGATTGATGACGGTGCGGGCTGTGCGGATGACGAAGTACTGCCTGCGGGCGTAGGGCGTGCGCCAGATCAGCACGCCTTCCTTCAGACGGGAATGCGCCTGGCTGGAGGCGATCAGCGCGCCGGTGTCCTCCTTGCAGTACTGATTGCAGTCCTTAAGGACTTGCTCGCTCAGGGGATACAGCACCTGGCCGTTCCAGTGATCGACGATCTTCTGCTTGACAGCCGCCTTGTTGATCTCAATGCGCACGCCCATGTCAACTGCCCTCCAGTCCGATTTCGTAGTGGTGCAGTGCCCTGTCCTCCCACACGGGCGTGACCTCCCTGACGATCAGGCGCAGATCATTCCAGACGACCGCCTGGCCAAGTGCGAAGGTCACGTCGCGGGGCAGGGAATTGCGGCAGTCGTAAAACAGCAGCCACCGGGCAGCGTGAACGGTATTCTTTTCATCTGCCTTGCGGATGAGATCTGCGTCGATGCGGATGTGCTTCAGAGTCTTGATGGCGGTGGGCGTCGGGTGCTGCCATGCATCCGGGACCTCGGTGAGCAGCTGCGCCCTGTGCGGCAGCAGTGCCCGGGGGATGGGCGGACGCTTCACGGGCATTCACCGTCCATCCAGGCCCGGGCGTAGGCCATGAGCGTAGGCAGCAGCGCCTCCGCGCCGGGGGCCAGCAGATCAGCGGCAGCATTCGCCGGGGACGTGCCGACGTTATGCACGGAGAAGCGCCCCAACGTCACGCCTACATTCCGCATGGCAGGATCAGCCCAGGCGTCCAGTCCGCCGCGGCTGTCCATGAAGGAGATCTGCATCGCCAGCGCCCGCTTGAAAACCGTCCGGGGCACAGAAGGCAGGTTCTCCCGGCGATACTGCTGCAGCGTGCGGGCATGCAGCAGCTCCTCGGCGTGAGCCAGGAGAGCCGGGTAGTCTTCCGGCGCCGCCAGGCCGGTCAGGAGGATGTAATCCTCAGCGGAGAGCATCAGGCGTCACCTTCGGCATTGGCGGCAGCGGCCGTGGGGATCGCCGCAGCGCTGGAAACGTAGAGGCCCTTGACGGCGTTGTCTTTGACGTCGTTCAGGCCCAGGACGCGGTAGCCGAACTTCCAGGCGTCAGCGTCCTGGTTCGCCTCAGGGGTGATGACCTTGGGCGCAGCGTGCTTCATGAACTGCATCAGGCCGGGCTTATAGACGATCAGGAAGTTCAGGGCCACCGCGTTGTCCGCCTTCTTGTAGCCGCCTGCGGTCTGGCCTTCGCCGCCGGACAGCAGGGTGACGGCGCTGTAGAAGCGGTCGGAGGGCACGGTGACGATGGCGGAGAACTTCTCCAGCAGCGCCTTGGACTGGTAGGTGTCCATGTTGTCGATCATGCCGCGCAGGGTAGCGGTGAGGAACAGCACGCGGCCGCTCTCGGGCACGCCCTTGTCGGTCATGCCGATGAAGCCGTCGGAAATGGCCTTGACCACCGCCTTGCCGTCGGCGAAGGAAGCGTGCACGGCGCGGTTCTCCGCCATGGTCAGACCGGCGTACTTGGCCAGGCGCACCGCGTCGATCTCGGGGGCGACCTTGGTGCGGATGAACTCGCCCGCCAGACGGCCATAGGCCAGACCGGCAGTCTCCTCGTTGTCCATCGCGTCAACGGTGAACATGCGGCCGCGCTCGTAATCGCACTTGCGGGTCTCCAGGGTGAAGGTGACGGAGCCCTCGGGATAGCCCTTGCTGCGGTCATAGTTGCCCAGGCCGTCCATGTCCATCTTGGGGACCATGATCTCGCCGGCGTTGCGGCCCAGCTCGGCCACGGAAGGATCGGAGTCCAGCACGCCGGTCAGGGCGGCCATGGTCAGGACTTCGTCCAGCATGGTGGTATACTTGCGGAACTTTTCAATGACGTTAGGCATTGTGATGATTCTCCTTTACTTCTTCTTAGTGTCCAGGCCCAGCGCCTTGCGGAAGGCAGCCTCGCCGTCATCACCGCCGCCGGAGCCGTGCTGCTGGCCCCAGGCCTGCGAGGGCTGCTGCTGCACCGCAGCGCCGAACAGGTAGGGCTTGCCGGTCTTGAGGGCGTCCAGTGCCTCCTGCACGCCGGTGACGGTCTCGCCCTCGGTCTTGATCTTGGTGCGGTCCATCAGGGCGATGGCCGCGTCCGCATCGACCAGGCCCATGGCAGCGCCGAGCTTAGTTACCTCGCTGTGCAGTAGCAGGGCCTGCACGCGAGCGTTGGCGGCGTCGAGCTGCTTCTGCGCCTCGGGGGAGAGCTGCTTGGCTTTTTCGGCCCGGTGGGTGTTGAGCAGCGTGGTCAGCTCATCCTCGGTCATGCCGTACTGGGCGGCCATGTCCCGGGTGACGCTGCGTTCCACGCGCTGCTGGCGGCTCTCCAGGGCGCTCATGAGGGCGCTGACGATGGCGTCGGGGCTGCCAGCGGGGCTTCCGTTGCCGGCAGCGGGCTGCGCAGGGGGAGTCGCCGGGGGATTCGTCTGGGGTGCGGTGGTTGGATTCGGATTCTGCGTGGGATTGTCAGCCATGGCAATTACCTCCCGTTTTAGGCCCGTCGGCCGTAGTTTCCCAGGCTATGCCTGTAAAAGGGGTACACAAAAAGCGCCGCAGCCGTGATGGCCGGGCGCTTGATGGCGAAGGGAATGTTATGGGGTGTAGATCAGGCGGTCAACGACTTCACGGAGACGCTGGCCAAAGAAAACAGGTGCTTCGAGGAAGTCCTCCCAGCTGGCAAAGGTGTAGGGATGATCAGTCCAGACCTGCACAGATCCGGCGTCGAGATACAGCACGACGGCCTGCCCGTCAAGCAGGAACGTTTCATCCTGGTAGGTGCAGTCAATCAGTGTTTTGACCTTTTCCACGGTCAAGGATATCCGCATTCTCGATCACCTCCTCATCTGTCAAGTCGAAGCCATGCCGTCCGTCGGGAGGACTGACACGCACGCCGTTTTCGTAGCGGTGGCTGTGGGCGCCGCCGTTTCCGTATGTTACCTTTTTCCCATGGGGGCCGCCATGCACCTGTTTGGACAGGCGAGCGTCGGCGCCATAGTAGGTGCGGTCTGTCTGCTTGTGCTGCTCAGAATAGGTCTCCAGCACAGCGAAGGGCGACAGCTTACCGGGGATGCTCCTGTGCCCGACGCCCTTCCAGTCGTGGGTCACGACGATGGTGCCGTCCTTGTGATAGCGGTAGCTGGTCGGAACCTTGGTCGCCGCCGTCGCCTTCCCGCCGACAGATCTATTATACCCCAAAACCTGCGTCCTGTCACTACGCATCGGCAGAGAATTCTGCTCGCAGTGCTCCCGGAGGCGTGCCTGCGCAGCCTTGACCTTCCGGGCCGCTGTGATGAAGCCCTCCTGATCCCCGGCCGCGTCCAGCATGACCGCCTCGCGCTTGCAGTTGCGCACATCGCGCTCCAGGCGGCGCTGCTGCTGGGTGAGGGCGTAGAGCGCGTCGTTTTCCTCCTTGTCGGGCACCTCGCCCCGCAGCACGGAAAGTCCCGCAAAGAAGGGACTGGGCTGGTGGTGGCAGTTGATGCCCCACAATCCGTCCGGCTCGCCGTAGGAGGTCTCGCTGAGCGCGTATACCCGCACAGGCCGGTCATGCAGGTCGGTCACAGTGCGGGCTTCGTTGGCGGTGGAGATCACCTTGCCCTGCCAGGGGTAGCACTTGGGGCGGGCGGTGGCGTTGATAGGCACGCTGACCAGGTCGTTGCCGTAATCCTCGTTGCGGTCCAGGATGGCCTGCCGGGCGGCGTTGTTGACTGTGGTGCGCACGTCCATGGCGGCGTAGGCCTCGGGGCTCCAGCGGTGTCCGGCCTTGTCGGTGAAGACGGTCAGACCCGTCCGGGCGAACTGCTGCACCGCCTGACGCACGGCCATTTGGTGGCTGCTCACGCCGGTGATGACCTTGCCTGTTTGGGCGTTGAGGATCTCCTGCGCCCTGTTCAGCTGGGCCTCGTAGGCAGCGGTGTTAGACACCAGCGCGCGGTAGTTGTTCAGGCAGCTCTCCAGCATGACGGTGTTGACCAGGTTCAGCTGCTCCACCGCCTGACGGCTGTAGCTGGTAAGGGCCATCTCGATGCTCTCGCTGATCGGCACGTCAGTACCTTCCACCACGCCCGCCTGGACCGCTGCCAGCAGGGAAGGCTCGACCTCCTTAACGGCCTTGAGCATCGCCGTGCGCACCGCCTCGGACACCATGCCGTCCACGCCGTAGGTGTGCCGGGCGATGATGTCCGCCACCTCGCGCCGAACCGCGCCCAGCTGGGCCAGCATCGCCGTCTGGTAGGCGAAGGTGCCGTCATAGCCGGTGGCCTTCGTGTTGAAGTGGCGGCACAGAGCCGCCATGCACTCGTCCACGCAGGCGGCGTATACCGCCCGGATGGGGTCGGAATAGTCCTTCATTTTCAGTCACCATCGGGGAAGTCGTCCAGCTGGCCGCGCTGCTCCTTGAGGATGACCGCGGCCTTCTGCTGAGCGATGGCCTCGTCCACCCGATCGACGGACATGATCGCGTCCGCCCTGGTGCGCAGGCCCGCGTTTACCAGCAGTACGTTGCGGCTGGCGGTGGCGTCGTCGTCCTCGAACACGCTGTCGTCGAAGGTGATGACCGGCGTTAACTTCTCCGGGTCTTTGCCCGTCAGGAAGCCCAGGGCGCGGATCATGTCGAACACGGCGGACTCGATCACCTGCTCGTTGCGCTTGATGGCCTGATACAAATCGCTGTTCTGGGCGATGACCTCCTTGGCGATCTTGACGGTGCCGCCCTCGAAACGGAATCGCCCGATGCCCAGATCGCACTTGAAGGACAGCAGATCCAGCGCCTGCTGCAGGCCTTTGATGTGCTCGTCCACCCGCAAAGTTGGGTCGATGAAGCGCAGATCCTGCTTGCCGTCGGGGGACTGCTCGTAAACGTAGAACACCGTGTCGCGCGGGTCAAAGCGGGGCGTGGTCACGCCGTCCTGCTCCTGCAGCATCGTCGCCAGGGACTGGGGCACCATGCAGCGTTTGCGACCGAGGGTGAACTCGTTCAGGTAGCTGTCGTAAATCAGATCAACCCCGCGCAGCTGGTCGATTGCGTCTCCGAAGACGGACATGCCCAGGGGGCTGTTCAGGTCCACGGAATTGACGCGGGCGGGGCGGATGAGCTGAAACAGGGGAATCGTGCTGCCGGTGAGGACCTCCTCCTGCACCTCCTCCGGCGCAGGGATCTGCTCGCCCTCCTCATTCAGGTACACGTTGCGGATGCGGTAGGTCTTGTCGGGGAGGCGTTCGTGCATCTGGATGTAGTAGCCGCGTTTGCCGTCTTGCAAGGTGACGCGGCTGCCGAAGGCGCAGTCGGTGACGGTCTGGCCGCGCCAGCGCAGGGGGAAGATCATGTCGCCCTGCACGAAGTCGATCACAGGCGCGCCGTCAGCAGCCTTGTATTCCACGAAGGCGCCGGTGCCCAGGGCGAAGGCCAGCTCCACCAGGCGGTTGGCCTGCTTGCGGAAGTCTGTCCGAGCGAGGATGGCGTCCAGGTCCTTGAAGCCCTCGCAGGTGATGCGCACCCGGTCGTTGATGAGGAGCTTGGCATGCTCCGCGCAGACGGACTTGGCCATCATCATCGTGGCGCGCTTCATGCGGGTGCGGCGCTTCTGGCCGCCTGTGTGAATCCAGTAGCGGTGGAAATCCGCCACAAAGCCCTTGTACCAGCTCAGCCAGCCCTGCATGGCGGCGTAGGTGTCGTCCACCGGCAGGGCGTAGCCGATGGCGCTCAGAAATGTGCGGATCATGTTTGAACCTCCGTCAGGTAAGCTGAATCATTACATCCATGAAGGACTCGAAGGCGTATTCCAGCGCGTCCAGGGAGTCGATGTTGTGCTTGCCGTCGTCCAGGCGGACGTCCTTGCCGACGGATCTCACGTCCCACACGGCGGAGCACAGCGCGTCCTCGGTGTGGACGCATCGGGATGCAATTAAAAACCGCCCCCTGCCGATGAGCCGGTTCAGGAAGCGGATGCGGTCGTTGATGGGGCCCTTGCGGGCGTTTTGGATGTCCAGGGCGATGCGGGCCTTGCGGATCGCCGCGCGCAGACCCTGGATGAGCGTCTGTTCAGCGCTGTCCGCATAGCAGGCGACCACCCGCTGCGCACCGTACTTCGCCTGGCACATACGCACGAAGGCGACGAAATCCTCCTCCAGCTGCTCCGTGCCGATGACTTCGTGGCGGTAGTATTCCTCCAGCAGCACCAGCTGTGTGAAGCCCTTGGTGAAGCCCACAAGGGAGAAGGCGTGCGCAGAGCCGTCGCCGCCGAAGTCCACGCCAAGTTGACAGCAGGCGAGCTGCCCGAAGGGGTCTGTCACGCGCCCTGCCTTCACCGTGGCGAGCTGGTCGTCTTTGAGGTGGAACGCCTTGGGCTGGTGGGCGAATTTGGGGTAAATCACGCCCTGCGCCGATACCCACAGGCCGCGGATGAAGCGGTCGAAGTAAACTGTCCCGGCGTACTCCTTCTCCAGGGACGCGACGAAATCCGGCGGCAGGAAAGGATTATCGTAGATGGTGGAAGTCTGGGCGAATACGTCCAGCTCCGGGGTGTCGATGAAGGTTTTCAGCCAGTGCTTGGGGTCGGAAGGATTCGCCGTGCCGTCGAAGTGGCTGTTCCGGCAGCGCAGGCGGCTCTTGAGCATCTCGAATACGTCCTGCGACCATGTGGTCATTTCGTCCCCGTAGGCGTACTCGATGGTCATGCCCTGAATTTTCTCAACGCTGGTCTTCTTGTCCGCGCCCAGGATGTTCATCCGCCTGCCAAAGAGGACGGCGGTGTTGTCCTTGCTGCGAATTTCACCGACCAGCGCCTCGCCCCAGATGCGGCGCATGGGCTCCAGGACATTGCGCTCCAGGGTCGTCTGCGTATTGCCGATCAGCACGCCCGCGCCCTGATCCTGCATGGCGAGGATGCGCTGGGGGATGACCACCGCCTGATCCAGCCAGGTCTTCCCGGAGCCGGTCGCGCCGATTTTGAGATTCCAGCGTGGAAGCACTGCTCCAGGTATTCCTGCTGCTTGTCGGAAAGGCTCATGAGGGTTTCACCTGCCCATTGATGACAGACGGAATGCCGCCCAGCAGCTCCTTGGCAGCGGAAAGAGTAGCGCTCTCGGATTCGTCCACGGGCTTATCGCGCCATTTGTCGGGGCGGCGGTTCTTGAGGTAGAACACGATGGCAGCTACATCAGGAGGGATGAATTTCTGGGTGATGCGCGTCTTGCGGCCGTCAGGATTATCCTCGACCATGGTTTCCTCGTAGGTATACCCCAGGGCGCGCTTGATGAGGGCGTTTTCGACCTCGATGTCCACGACTTCGCGGCCCTTTTTTAGGGCCTCCGAAATCTCCGGATAGCGCTTGATCCACTCATGGAGGGTGGAGGCGCTGCAACCGATGTTGTGGGCGATCTGCTCCAGCGTCAGTCCGTCGCGCGCCCAGGCCTCCAGACGGAGGAGGTTCTCCGGCTCAAGCCAAGTGGTGTATTTTCCTCTGGCCACGCCGGGGCCTCCTTTCTGGAAACTAAAAAGAGTCAGGTATACCTGACTCTCTGTAGGAAGTATATGTCAATTAGGGGTTGAGAGCTCAATGATTGTATGGAGGCTATCTTTGAAAAGAGCTGCATACTGAAATGATGTTGCTATTGCATAGCACATCCTCATAATCAAAATATCATCGTCTACGAGCGCGTTCGGATCAATATGATTAAGTCGCTGCATCAGCTGTACGCGAACTTGTCCATTCGGACGGTTCATATACGCTGATACAGAGTTAATTATTCGATGAATCATCGGATGGTTATCTTTCCAGTTAGCAAAATCCCAGTCGTTTCTTACGGCCATGAAGGCATTGTACATCTGCGGATTGCGGAGCTTCATCCCCAATAATGTGACAATCAGCGTATAAGGGGCGGAAGATGTGGAGAAAGAGCATTCCGAGAACCAAATCCGGAATATGGCATTGGCTTGGCGAATAATCCAGGGGATTTCACGCGGGGTAAGATTACATGCACGGAAAGCATCTTCGAGTACGGGGTAAAAGTCTTCGTTGAAACCTGGAATCTCATGTCTATAGTTTTGAACGAGCTGCACAGACGTTGGAGGGAGTAACCTGATTTGATAATCAAAGAATTTGGTTAGATAACCACCGGCATCCATGTTGCTTCCATATAGCCCTGAAATTGCATGACAGAGCTGACTTTGATCTACTGCAAAGACAAAGACCACATTGGGAATGTTGAAAAAGTGCTTGATGACCTCGAGTGTTTCGACTGCAAAGGAAGGCTTGCATCTATCGAGCTCGTCAATAAAGATATATACGCCATCGCTGATAGTGGCCAGCTCCTCAAGTGCATTGTGGAAGTCTTGCCTGATGCGGAGCTGCTTATCATATTCCGCACTGATGGTTTCTTCAGGGTCGATTTTACTTTTCTTGTCAAGATAACGGGTCAGGTTGTGCAGTATCCCTTTGGTAAAAAATCCTGCTGCTGCACCGCCTGCTTCAGCGATGACAGGGTTCTCCGTTGATAAAGAAATGGTCAGGCTGGTCAACAATCGGGCGCAAGTCGAGATAAAATCAACGATCTTTTCACCCTGATCTGCAAGGAACTGACCATCTTGCTGTTTTTTCTCCATTTGCGCACATAGGGTAAAAAGCAGCGGAATCAGTGCTTTGTCGCAATAGTCGTTCTCCCAGGCATTATAATAAACGGGGAGCACACATTTCCCGGCAAACATGGATTCATACGGCGGATCCATTTCTTGTGCGGCTATGAAATTTGGATTGCCCAGATCGAGTTCGTTGATCCACATATGCAGAAAAGTGGACTTACCCATCCCCCAGGGGGCGTCAACTGCGATTGAACACGCCCCGCGTTCGTGTGGATGCTGAGAAATCAGCTTCATGGCCATCTGGGCGTATTCCTTACGTCCAAAAATGTCATCATCCCGAAATGTTGCCTTCTCGTTCACCTGATCCATATGCTACACCTCCTTATGTGGAGGATTATAGCACATCTTGTCGGAAAAGGAAAGGGAGGCCGGGCCGAGCCCAGTCTCCCAATTTGCGATGGTATCATTATATCACGGGTCGGGCGTGTATGCAAGAAACACGGGTGTGATATGTCTGCCAATTTGCGTGCTTATTCCAGCGCAGCCAGCGCCTTATGCCGTAGCCGACAGACATGATCTCGGCTCAGCTCCTGTGCCTGGGCGATCTCCTGATCCGTCAGACCCAGCAGGTAGTAGTTGTTCAGGATCACCAGACTGCGGGGATTCGTGACGGTCCGCAGAATGTTCCAGGCGATCTTGCTGATCCGGCTGACCTGTATGGCCAGCTCATCGCGCTGCGCCATCAGGCCCTCGTAGAGCTGGATAGCCGCAGCCGTCGGGTCATTCGTGCCGGGCGGATCGGCGTCGTACTGCTGCGCGTTCACGCCGGAGGGCTGCCCAGTAGGCAGACAGCGGGCCAGCTGAGCGTCCAGCTTCCGCAGCTCCAGGACAGCGTCGCGGCAGCTGGTGAGGATTTCTTTTGCAGTCATCATATCTCCTCCAATCGGGTTTGTGTTCCCTGGTCAAGCACACCGGCCAGCTCGCGGAGCTTGTTCAGCGTCCAGGCGTGGGGGAGGTTCGACCAGTATTCAACGGTGGTGTAGCCGGTGGCCTTGTGGTGAACGACTCGGCGGATCCTGATGTCGCCCATGTCGATCAGGCGCTTATAGGCGTCCATTTTCGCCTGCGTGAGGGTGTCGCGGGGCCACAGGTCGCAGCAGACGATGGTGGGGTCATTGTGGACAGCGATCATGCGTCCATCACCTCGATGCGGACGTAAATCCCCGGGGTGTCCGCCCAGAACTTCTCCACGATCTCCGAGCATACCAGGCTGTCGTCCACCCAGAAGCCCAGGTCGGTCATGCAGTCCTTCAGAAGCTTTTGCAGGTTGTCCGTGTCCGGGCGAGTGAGCTTGTATTCGCCGTGACGGTGCCCACAGGTGTAGGGGAATAACCACTTGGTGACCAAGCGGATGGGCTTGTTGCGGATGGGCTTCGGGAGCATGTGGAAGATCAAGGCGTTGCGCAGATGGCTTTCTGCCTGCTGCAGTTTGGGCGGCTTGTAGAAGTAGGGCTTGCCGGTGGTCTTGTTGACGCCAATCTCCCGGGTCTGAGCCGTGGTCTGCGGGGGCCAGGTAATACTGTCGGAAGGTGGGGAAAGGAAAAACTCACGAATGACTTTGGGCATGAGCTTCCTCCTCCCGGATGGCAGCCAGCGTCTCGGAGTATTTCCGGGCAACGGCTGCTACCTGAATGGCCCCACAGGCCAGGTGACGGGCCAGGAGATCAACGTCGGCCAGGTCGCAGATCATGCCGGCCAGGTCGTTCTCGTGAAGATCTTCCACGGTC